CCTATCTGGCTTTGGCATCACGGACGCCTTGTCCACCAGCGCCACGATTGACGGAGGTTCGTTCTAACCATGGCCAACACCATCCTGCACAAGCGCAGCAGTACGGCCGCCGCCGTGCCCACCGCTGCGCAAGTCACGCTGGGTGAGTTGGTACTCAACGTGGCGGACGGAAAGATTTATCTCAAACGAGTAGACGGCGTGATCGTCACCTTTGTGCCGGGCTATGTGCCAGGTCAGGGTGACTCCGCGCCCATGTGGAAATAACCGGAGTCATTCATGGCAGCTATTCCATCCAAGGCCAGTTTCACTGGCACAACAGTAACCCAAGGGCAGTTCAAGACTGCCCTTGATTCTTTGAACGACTATCTCACTGGTTTACTGGGGACCGACGGGACAGCCACGACAGCACGAACGGCGCTGGGCGTGATCAACGCCACAGCGCCGACCTATGCGCAGGTGATTGCCGCACTCGGCTTCACGCCTCCGCAACCCGGTGGCACCGGCGCATCAGGGACCTGGCCTATCAGCGTGAGCGGCAATGCAGCCACCGCATCCAAACTCAATTCAACGGCGGGCGCTGGCACCTACAACTGGACGGGGCAATCCGGTCAGCCAACCTGGGTTTGGGGTGGCAACGACGGGACCAATTTCTACGTCTACAACCCTTCGAATTTCTCCGTCAATTACGCAGCAAGCGCTGGCGGGGTTCCGTGGGCAGGGGTTAGTGGCAGACCTGGAGATTTGAGTGCGTTTCAGTACAACGGAAACATCGGAGACGGCGTTGCTGGATACACGACAACGACTGCCCTAATCCAAGTAGCCACGGATAACACGCTGCGTGTTTACAGAAATACCAATTGCAATTGCAATTGCAACTGCGGATGCTGACATGAGCGGGCCTACTCGCTCAATGCAATGGCTGTGGCCAACGCCAGTGATGTTCGCCGAATTCATGGGCGACGACGTCAATCACCACAACACTGAACTTGAACGTGTGGTCATCAGCGGATGCAACACCCAAGCCGGTTCGATCCATGAGCTCCGGCTCTACGACCTTCATCAAGCCCGATCAGAGTCGGTTGCGTGGCTGACCCAACGCATCAAAGAGTCTGCAGCGGTCTATTGCGGGTTCTCCTCGCCAGATGGCATTGAGGTGGGCTTGCGTGGGGTAGTGCTGCGCGCCTTTGATCACATCAACACCCACACCGAGGCACGCGAGAGTGACCTGGGTGTGGCCTATTGGCCAAGCGGAAATCCCAGCCTGGTCGGGCAAGCCATCAATCAAAACGCTGATGGCCTCACTGCCCCGATTTTTACGATGGAAGACCCTTCACGCCATCTCTCGGACTTGCGCTTGCCGATGGAAATGCGCCACTCCTTTGACGTGTGTCCCCGGCCTGGGTTGATGGCGATATTTCCGGCGCACCTTCCGCACAACATGCATCCGTACCGGGGCGAAAAGCCCTTCATTCACATCGTGGCCCAGGTTCGCATGCCTTGGCCCACTGAATATTTCAGGGGGAATTTATGATTCATATTGCAGCGCAAGTTGTTACGCAGCCTCAAACCGATGGGGATTTCGAAGCGACCCAGTACCAAGTGTCCCTTGCAGAGGCGCTGACGCTTGAGGTCGTAAGCGAGGTTTGTCTGAAGGTTTCTTTCAAAGGGCAGGCAATCACGCTGGATGCCCGCCTTCTCTATGCTCAGCCCGATATGGCCGTTGGCTACCTTGGCCTGGAAGACCAGATCGAACTGGTATGGGATTCTGAGCGGTTCAGCGCCAGGGACGCAGCGTCCAGTGTCGCGGAGCGCAAGGGCGTTACCGATCTCACACGCTACCTTTTCATCGTGGCCTTTGATGGCGAGGATATTTTCTTCATCACGCGCCATCAAATAGTGGCTCCTCCCGAGGGTGCAAGCCACACGCCCATCGTTCGTGACGGGCTTGAGTTCATGCGTCCTCGGCAATGGGTGGCCGCGCAAAGATCAGCACTTTTGTCACTGAGCGTCAAAAACAAAGCCAAGCGGCGACTCTTATCCCAGGTCAAAGCGGAAGACTCACTGGCCGCTTTGGAAAAACAAGTCGACCTCTTGTCGCAACTGGTTATGGCGATGGCACAAAGCCTGCCATCTGATCAACGTCCCACGTGGCTCGATTCATTTCAAACCAACCTGTCACAAGACACATCTACCCAGTTCATGGGAGAGGTTGTATCGGTCGCCGACATCCACGCCCACAAGACCCGGATGCGCACTTTGCAGTCGGCATACTTCGCGCAGCGCAGTGAGGACCTCTGATGTCGCAGTTTCAGATCAAACTCATCGCGCCGGACAACACTGAGCGCGAACTGCGCTACGACAACCAGACCAGCAGCCTGACCTGGGGAGATTTCTCCCCGGTATTGGAAGTCAAGCCGAAGACCTTCCAGGACGCCACTGTCGTGAGCGTGGGTCAGCCTGGGCGCAAGGGCCTGATCAAAACTCTCAAAATCAGTCTTGGCTTGTCATGCAACTACGAGTGCAACTACTGTAGTCAGCGATTTGTGCCCCATGCGGAGCAATCAAACCCCCAAGATGTGGATGCATTCGTCGCCCAACTTATGGCGAACCTCACCCATGCGCCCGAGCAAGTTGAGTTCTGGGGCGGGGAGCCACTGGTCTACATCAAGACGCTGATGCCCTTGGCTGAGCGTCTGCGCAACTTGTATCCATCCGCCAGTTTTCACATCATCACCAATGGTTCACTGCTCAATACGCAGATCAATGAATGGCTTGACCGCATGGGTTTCTTTGTCGGCATCTCCCACGATGGGCCTGGCTACCATGCACGCGGCGCAGACCCGCTGGATGATCCAGAGCAGCGTGCCGCCATCATGGATCTGTATGCGTGCCTCCATCCGCAGGGTCGCATCAGCATCAACGCGATGATCAGCAGCCAAAACCCCAGCAGGGCGGCGGTGCAACTGTGGCTGCAAGAACGCTTTGGGGCCGATGTTCAGATTGGCGAAGGAGCTTTCATCGACCCCTACGATGAAGGTGGGCTGGCTGCCACCTTCAAGACCACCGGTGAGCACGCACAGTTTCGCAGGCAAGGATTTGGCGAGCTTCGCACTGGCCTTGCCAGTCGCTTTGACATCACCCACCAGAAGATTCAAGACTTCATCGATTCGATTCGATACCAGCGCCCGGCGTCTGCGCTGGGACAAAAGTGCGGCATGGACCGCAGCCACAACCTGGCTGTGGATCTCAAGGGCAATGTCGTGACCTGCCAGAACGTGAGCGCTGCTGCCTTGGCTCCCAATGGCCAAAGCCATCTGATTGGCCAGCTGTCAGACCTGTCCGCTGTGCGCATGAAAAGCGCCACTCACTGGAGCCAGCGCCAAGGCTGCTCGTCTTGCCCAGTCCTTCAAATGTGCAAAGGCTCCTGCATGTTTTTGGAAGGACCGCTTTGGGATGCTGGGTGCGACGCTGCTTATTCGGACAACCTGGTGTTCTTTGCGGCGGCCATTGAGTTTCTGACGGGTTGCATGCCGGTCTTTATCGACGGCGATCTGCCTCCGGAGCGCAAAGACATCTTTGGCCTGGCCAAAAGTACTGTGGAGTCGCCGCCAGTAAGGCGCGTGATTCCGATCATTGCAGCGCAGCAAACAGTCTAAGTCAGCCAATAAATCGTTTCATCAATCGCCCGCCTGGTTCACACCAGTGCGGGCTTTTTCTTTTTGGAGATGCCCATGACAGAAGAATCCACCAGCAACCACAGCGCTGACATCCTGAACCTGCGCCCCGAGGACCTCGATGAGTTGCTCACCCGCGCTGCCGAACGCGGAGCCGAGCGCGCACTGGCCTGCCTTGGCCTTGAAAACGGCCACGCCGCCGCCGACATCCGCGACCTGCGGGGTCTCATCGATGCGTGGCGGGAAGCGCGCCGAACGGCCTGGCAGACCACGATCAAGGTTCTAACCACCGGTGTGCTGGCCGCGCTTCTGGTCGGTGTTGCCATCAAGTTGCGCCTGATGGGGGGTCCCCAATGATCGAGACACTATTGGGTGGATTGCTGGGCGGCGCGTTCCGCCTGGCTCCCGAGGTCCTGAAATGGTTCGACCGCCAAGGCGAGCGTGGCCATGAATTGGCTATGCAGGACAAAGCGTTGGAGTTTGAGAAACTGCGTGGTGCCCAGCGCATGTCCGAGATCGGTGCGGCTGCCGACGGCGCATGGAACACCGGCGCAATCGAAACCCTGCGCGATGCCGTGCGCACTCAGGGCGAGAAAACTGGGGTGGCCTGGGCCGATGCGCTCTCCAGCACTGTGCGCCCAGTGATCACCTACTGGTTCATGGCGCTGTACTGCGCAGCTAAGACTGCGGCCTTTGCTGCGGCTTTGTCTGCCGGTGCTGACTGGGGTACGGCAGTTCTGCACGCCTGGACTGAAGCCGACCAGGCGCTCTGGGCCGGGGTGCTTAACTTCTGGTTTTTGGGTCGCGTGTTTGACAAAGTTCGGCCGTGATTGAGGTTCCGAAAGCAGCCATCGACTTGGCCAAGCGGTTCGAGGGGTTCTGCCGGGTGCCTAAGTCAGACCCTGGCCGCGCTTATCCGTATGTCTGTCCGGCAGGGTTTTGGACCATCGGTTACGGTCACCTTTGCGATGCCAAGCATCCGCCGATCTCTATAGAAGAGGGCGAGGCTTATCTCACTGCTGACATGGCCGATGCACTAAGAGCCACACTGCGCTACTGCCCGCTGCTGGCCACTGAGCCGGAGGGGCGGCTTGCGGCCATTGTTGATTTCACATTTAACCTCGGGGCCGGTAGGTTGCAGGCGTCAACGCTTCGACGGCGTATCAATAAGCGTGACTGGCCAGCTGCGGCGCAGGAGTTACGGCGGTGGGTT